ATGCGTACACTCCTGCGTCTGCTGCTCGCTGTCGCCCTGCTGCTGCCCGCCGTGCCGTGCCGTGCCGGGCAGCCCCTGCACATCGCCTTTCCCGAGTTCTGGCCCTTCTTTTCCCAGGGGCCGGACGGCGCGGTGACGGGGTTCTTCCACGATATCGTCACCGAGGCCCTGGAGCGGCGTCTGGGCGTGCCCCTGGTCTGGGAGTGCTACCCCTGGGTCCGCTGCCAGGAGCGCGTGCGCGAGGGCAAGTCCGACGCCATGATTACCGCGCCCACCGCCGAGCGCGCGACCTACGCCCTGACCCACCCCACGCCCTTCTACCGCAAGGAGCTGGTGGTCTTCACCGCCCCCGGGCATCCGCGCCTGGCCGAAATCCTGGCCCTGCGCAGCGTGCAGGACATCCGCCGGGGAGGCTTCTCCGTGGTCACCTATATCGGCAACGGCTGGAGCCGCGAGAATCTGTCCGCCGTGGGCATTCCCGTGCAGGAGAGCTCTTGCTTCGAGTGCGTCTGGCCCATGCTGGCCGCGCGGCGCGCCGACCTGGTTGTGGAATGGCCGCCTGCGGCCTGGCCGGGCATCCGCCACGCCGAGCTCGAGGACCGCGTGCTCCAGACCGGCGTGGTCCTGGACTCCATGCCCTTCCACCTGCACATCGGCAAGCATTCGGCCCATGCCGCCCTGCTGGGTCCCTTCGAGGAGACGGTGGCCGCCATGCGCGTCGACGGAACCCTGGACCGGATCCTGGCGGGCTACTAGCGCAGGGGCGCCGCTGGCGACTGTCTGGAACCAGGTGCTTGCCTTTGGGGGGTAATCGGCTTATTTCGCAATCTGTTAGCTTCGATCTGCCCCGGCGTTCGCGTCCGGGGAAACCCTTGGCACGAGGAACGGCCCGCCCATGAACCGAACGGTCCTGCTGCTGCTCACGGCCCTGGCGCTGGTCGCCTCGCCGTGCGCCCCCGCAGCGGCGGGCGGGGCGATGCATGTCGCCTACACCGACTTTCCCCCCTTCCACAGCCAGGACGAGCAGGGCCGCATGTCCGGGCTGCTCTACGACATCGTCACCGAGGCCGTGCAGAAGCGCCTGGGCATCCCTCTGGCCTGGGAGCCCTGCCCCTGGGCCCGCTGCCAGGAGCGCGTGGAGCGCGGCCAGGCCGACGCGCTGGTCACCGTGCCCACCCCCGAGCGGGCCCGCTACACCGTGACCCACGACGTGCCGTTGTACCGCAAGGAGCGGGCCCTGTTCACCTACGCGGGCCATCCGCGCATGGACCAGATCCTGGCCCTGGGCGGCGTGGCGGACATCCGCCGGGCCGGGTTCACGGTCATCACCTACGTGGGCAACGGCTGGAGCCGGGAGCACCTGGCCAAGGCCGGGGTGCGGGTGATCGAGACTGCGGACCTGGACAGCATCTGGCCCATGCTGGCCGCGCGGCGCGCGGATCTGGCCGTGGAGTGCCCGCCCGCCGCCTGGGGAGCCATGCGGGGCCGGGTTCCCGAAGGCCAGGTGGTGCAGACACCCGTGGTCCTCGAGGCGGTGCCGTTCCATCTGCTCGTGGGCAAGGGCTCGCCCCTGGCGGGTTTTTTGCCACAACTGTCCGCCATCCTCGCCTCCATGCACGCCGACGGCAGCATGGAGCGCATCCTGTCCGCCTACAGGTAGGGCCCGGACTCCGGGGCCTCCCCGGCTGCCGGGCCGGACGCCCGCCGCCCCGCCCGGGGCTGGCCATCCAGCAGCGCGCGGGCCAGGGACGCCGCGTCCGCCACATATCCGCATCGGGCACAGGCGTAGAGGCTCAACCCGCCCAGGGCGGGGTGGGCGCTGGCGTGCGTGGCGTCGGCCAGCAGGCCCCCGGGGGCCGCGCACGCCGGGCAGGGCACGCCGCAGGGCGCAAAGCGCGGGCAGTCGGCGGGCTGGCGCGCGGATTCGGGGCGGGGCGGGCAGTCGTGGCCGTCCAGGGTGCAGCGCCAGCCGCCCCGGGGGGTGGAAAGCCGGAAGCGGCAACGGGTGGTGGGCATGGAGCCTCCTGGGGCAATATAGGCGATTTTTGCCTTTTAGGGTGAGGGTGATATCGCCTGTTGGCCGGGCGGCGCCGCAGAGGGGCGGCGCCGGGCGGCAGGGTGTCTGCCGCCCGGCAGGTCGGGCCAGGGCCGGGCCCGCGCGGGTTCAGTCGGCCTGGGCGCGGGGGGCGGGCTCCGGCGCGGGGGCCGGGGAATGCAGCGCGTCGGGCCGTGCGCCGGGTTCGGCCAGGCGGCTTTCCAGTTCCCACAGGGCGCTGGCCAGGTCGCTGACCCGGCGGCCCATGAGCCCTGTGACATAGGCGGCCCCGCCTGCGTGGACCTGGGTTTCCGTTTCGTCGTGGCTTTCCAGGGCGTCCTCCAGGAAGCGCAGGGCGGAAGCGACATCGTAGAGTTCGGTGAGGGGGTCCTTTCCGGTGTTCGGGTGGCGTGGCATGGGCGCTCTCCTTTCAGGGTGGCATCAAGTCTTTGCCGCGCAACACGTTGCACTATATTTTGTGCGGCGATGCGATAATTAGCAAGTTGCATCCGTTTTGTCCAGAAAATATGCCGCACTATTGTATAGAATAGCCTATTTGTGTGTCGTTGCGGAAATTCTTACTATAAAAAATTTTTACCTTGCTGCTGTACTGTATTGCTTGGGCAATGCAACATGCTTGTGGTGCATTGATGTAGCACAAGAGACGCACGCCGAACAAGGCTGCGTGCCATGCGCGGCACGCATCGCATCATTGCGACGGGGCGGGGCGTGGGGACGGGGGGCGGGGACGAACGGGCGGCGCAGGCGCGGTCAGCGGCCGGGAGCAGGAGCGGTGCCCGGGGCCTGCATGGCCTGGGACACCTGCCAGCACAGGGAGGAGAAGTCGAGTTGCACGGCCTGGGCCAGGCGGTACGCATCGGCCAGCTTCACCGTGCGCCCCGAGTTGCGCAGCTTGCGGTAGGTGCCTACGGGGTCCTTCTGGGTGGGGAAGGCCGCGCGGGCGATGTCCGAATGGCTGCGGCCCTGGCGGATGCGGGCGGCCTCGATGGCGTCCAGAAAGTTCTGGGAGAAGATCAGTGCTTCATCCATGCCGTTTTCTTACAAGAATTCCGGCGCGGCGGCTATTAGGCAAAAATCACCTAAAAATTTGCGTGACCCCCTTGACAAGGCGGTGAAAATCGCCTAGAAGTTGACCCGTCGTCGCGTGGCCCGATGGGCGGGTCGTTGCGGCGCCAGCGCGGGAGGAGCGCCATGGACCAATGCCTGTGGACCGACGAGGTCTGGGCCCCGGTGGGCATCAAGGGCTTCGGGCTGGAGTACGAGATGTGCCCGCTGGGCTATGTGCGCCGGGTGGTGCGCGGGGCCGGGGCGCCCAGGCGCTTCTGGCTTTTGCCCCTGGAGGAGCCGGACGGGGGCGGGCCGGATGACGGCCCCCTGTATCGCCTGCGCGCCGCAGGCGCCCGGGCCGAGCTGCGCGTGCGCGATATCTTCCGCCTGTTCGGGGTGCGCGCCGAGGCCGACCGGGCCTGGCTGGCCCGGACGCGGACCCGGGCCCTGGCCGAAAACGCCCTGGCCCACGGGGCGGCCTATGCCTGCGACGCCCTGCGCCAGACCGTGCAGGAGGGCGGGGACGTGGACATGGAGATGCTGGCCCTGACCATCGAACACGGCTGCCCCTGGGAGCGCGCCCGCATGGGCGGCGACGCCCGGGGCGCGGACCCGGTGCTGGGCTTCTAGGGGCGCCCGGGCCGGCAACTGCGGGGCGGCTGGCCCGGGGCACAAGCACCGGGCTGGCGCCAGGGTGCAGGCGCGCGGCGCTGGCCTGGAATCGCGCAGCGCGCGCGGCGCCTGGGGCGCGGGCGCAGGCGTGCGGTACTGACACCCGGGCGGCTGGTGCCCGGGCGGTGGGTGGTCGCGTCCCCGTTTCGATAGGTTCACGCATATCAATAAACAATACACGCTGTGCAAGGAGGGCTCATGAACCTGGAACCCGTGGTGGAGATCGTGCGGCTGGAGGAGTCGGCCCAGGGCACTTTCGGGGCGCTGCGCGTGAACAAGCAGGTGTTGTGCGTGACCCTGGAGCCGCCGGACCGGCTCAACGAGCGCAACACCTCGTGCATCCCGGCCCAGCAGTACCGCTGCGCGCGCACCGTGTCGCCGCGCTTCGGCGAAACCTTCACCGTGCAGGACGTGCCCGGGCGCAGCCAGGTGATCTTCCACGGCGGCAACACCGTGGCCGACACCCAGGGCTGCGTGCTGCTGGGCGAACGCTTCGCCCCGCCCGGCGCCGCGCGCGGCGTGCAGGACAGCAAGCGGGCCCTGGCGGCGTTCCTGGACGCCCTGCGCGGGCACGACGGCTTCCACCTGACCATCCACCAGCACTACTAGCCGGGCGCAGGCGGGGAGCGGACATGACGTGCAGGGAATGCGACGGGCGCACCAGGGTGGTGCGCACCGTGCAGACCGGGGACCAGGGCACCGTGCGGGTGCGCATCTGCCTGCGCTGCGGCGCGGTGCTGCGCACCTGCGAACGGCCCCTGGCGCCCGGGGAGCGCCCCGGGGCAACGGGCGGACAGCCGGAGGGACGGACATGGCGGACTGGAAGGATGTAGGCCGGGCGGTGGCCAAGGTCGCCCCGGTGCTGGCCGGGGTGTTGGGCGGGCCGGTGGGGGCCGTGGCCGGGGCCGCCGGGGCGCTGGTGGCCTCCTGGCTGGGCACGGAGGCCGAGCCCGGGGCGGTGATGCGCGCCGTGCAGGACCCGCAGACGCTCATCCGGCTCAAGGAGCTGGAAATGCAGCAGCAGGAGCGGCTGTTGGCCTGGCAGGGCCGCCAGCTCGACGCCGAGATGGAGTTCGAGCGCAGCCTGACCGGGCGGCACACCGCCGACGCGGCCTCGGACTCGTGGCTGTCCAAGAACGTGCGGCCCCTGTGCCTGCTCGTGTTCACGGCGGCCCTGGTGGGCGGCACCTTCGCGCCCGAGGTGGGCGCGGAGAAGCTCGACGCCCTGGCCGAGCTGGGCTTCGGGGTCTACGGCTACTACTTCCTGGGCCGCAGCGCCTTCGACAAGGGCGCCGTGCGCCTGCGCTGGGGGCGCGGGGGCGAGGGCCAATGAGCCGGGAGCAGGACATGTGCGTGCTGCTGGCGCGCATCGACGAGCGGGTGCGGGCCATGGCCAGCGACGTGGCCGAGATCAAGGCCACCCGGCGCTGCCACAGTCATGCGGAAAAGCTGCGCAATGTGGAGCGGGTGATCTACGGGCTGATGACCACCGTTTTCGGACTGGTGGGCAAGGCGGTGTACGACCTGTTCCGCTAGAGCAGCGGCCCGGGAAAGGACGCAAGAAAGCCCGGGAATCCGTGGGCGGCGCCACCGTGAACGCTCTTTTGTGCATTGGGGGCTTGCCCCCTGCGTACTCCCCCGGGGCCGGCACTGCCGCCCGGATGGGACGTCGCGACTGCTGGGTGTTCATTCACTTTGGTCGAGTCGCCTCACCTGATTCCCAGGCACCTACAAGATAACACCCCCGGGGGCCCGTGGCAAGGGGGAATGGCCAAAAACCGTTGCTGTACGGGAACTCCCGGGAATCTGCCGGGTTGGGAGAGCCGTGGCCGATGACGACCAGCAAAGCATGCATCACCACTGACGAAACCGGGCGGGGCGCCAGGCCCCTGCCCGCACGCCAGCAGCGCTTCGTGGCCGAGTACGCCGTGCTCGGCAACGCGGGCGAGGCGGCGCTCCGGGCGGGCTACGCCGCCGCCACGGCCCCGGCCCGGGGCCGGGCCCTGCTGGCGCGGCCCGAGGTGGCCCGCGCCGTGGCCCTGGCCCTGAACGGCCCGGGCGACATGGACGGTCCGGGCGGCGCGCCCGGCGCCCCCCAGGGCGGCCAGGACCACGACGCCGTGACCCGCGAATGGGTCGTGGCCAGGCTGCGCGAGGTGGCCGAGCGCTGCATGCAGGCCGCGCCTGCCGCCCCCGCCCGGGGCGCCGCCGGGGCCGAGGGGCCCCAGTACAAGTTCGACGCGGGCGCGGCCATTCGCGCCCTGGGGCTGCTGGGCAAGCATCTGGGCATGTTCGGCCCGCGCGAGGCCGACGAGGCCGGGGCCCACGAAACCGCACTGGAAGAACTGCAATGAGCGCACTGACCGCACGCGACCGCCGCATCCGCCAGCGCCTGAAGGACGATTTCATGTTCTACGCTGGGCGGTGCCTGAATATCCGCACCAAGCTCGGGGGCCTGGCGCCCCTGGTGCTCAACCGCGCCCAGCGCCACCTGCACCAGCGCCTGGAGGAGCAGCGCGCGCGCACCGGGCGCGTCCGGGCCTTCGTGCTCAAGGGCCGCCAGCAGGGCGTGTCCACCTACGTGGGCGCGCGGTTCTTCCACCGCACCACCCACGAGCGCGGGGTGCGCACCTTCATCCTGACCCACGAGATGGAGGCCACGCGCAACCTGCTGGAGCTGGCCCAGCGCTTCCACCGCCACTGCCCGGCGCCCCTGCGGCCCCGGCTGGGGCAGAACAACGCCCGTGAGATGCATTTTCCGTTGCTGGACAGCGGCTATCGCGTGGGCACGGCGGGGGCGCGCGGCGTGGGTCGCTCGCTTACGGTGCAGCTCTTCCACGCCTCGGAGGTCGCCTTCTGGCCCCGGGCCCAGGAGCACGCCGCCGGGGTGCTCCAGGCCATTGCCGACGCCGAGGGCACCGAGGTCATCCTCGAATCCACGGCCTGCGGCATGGGCAACTTCTTCCACGCCGGGTGGCAGGCCGCCGAGGCCGGGCAGGGGCCCTACCAGGCCGTGTTCCTGCCCTGGTTCTGGCAGCCCGAATACAGCGTCGCGCCCGGGCCGGACTTCACCCCCGATGACGAGGAGCGCGAATACATGGCCCTGCACGGCCTGGCCCCGGGCCAGCTGGCCTGGCGCCGGGCCAAGATCGCCGAGCTCAAGGACGCGCTGCTCTTCCGCCAGGAGTATCCGGCCACGCCCGCCGAGGCCTTCCAGAACACGGGCCAGGCGCCGTTCATCGACCCGCTGCTTGTGCTGCGCGCGCGCCGGGCCGACGAGGCCGGGCATGGCCCGGTGGTGGCCGGGGTGGACCCCGCGCGCTTTGGCGATGACGCCACGGCGGCCATCTTCCGCCAGGGCCGCAAGGCCTTTGGCCTGCGCACCTGGCGCGGGCGCGACACCATGCAGGTGGCGGGCATCTGCCGCCGGATGCTGGAGGCCGAGAGCCCGCGCCTGGAGCGGCTGTTTGTGGACGTGGGCGGCCTGGGCGCCGGGGTGGTGGACCGCCTGCGCGAGATGGGCTTCGAGCGCAGGATCACGGCGGTGAACTTCGGCGCGCGGGCCCTGCGCCCCGAACGCTACCGCAACAAGCGCGCCGAGATGTGGGCCGGGCTGCGCGACTGGCTGGCCGACGAGGCCCAGGCCGACCTGCCCGACGACGACGCGCTGCACGCCGACCTCACCGGGCCCTCCTACAGCTGGGACAGCGCCTCGCGCCTGGTACTGGAGCCCAAGGAGGAGATGCGCGCCCGGGGCCTGCGCAGCCCGGACCTGGCCGACGCCCTGGCCCTGACCTTCGCCGCGCCCGTACGCGGGGCCGCCCCGGCCCAGCGCTACGCCGACGGCGCCACCCCCAGCTTCGGCCACCGGCCCCGCGCCGGGGCCCCGGAGGCCTGATGCTCCACGCACCCGCCACCCCCCGCCGCCCCCGGCCCCGCCGCGTCCCGACCCTGGAGGTCCTGGACATCCGGGCCCACCCCGGCGGACTGGACGCCATTGACCTGCAGGCGCTGTGGGAGCGCCTGGAGGACGACGGCCTGACGCGCCATGTGTTCCACGACGGTTCGGTGGCCGACGCCGAAGCGTTCATCGCCTTCGCGGGGGCGCCCGGGCGGGCCTTCTACGCCGTCTACGCCGACGGCGACCCGGCGGCGCTGTTCTGGCTCGATGGCCGGGCCGGGCGCTCGGCGCGCATCCATTTTGCCGTGCTGCGCGACTATTTCGGCAGCCCGGCGCGGATCATCGGCTTCTACGTCACCGACTGGCTGCTGTCGGTCAGCGGGTCCGACGGGCGCCCGCTCATCGAGGTGCTCGTGGGCGTGACCCCGCGCACCAACGGCGCGGCCCTGGGCCTGGTGCGCGACCTGGGCTTTACCGTGCTGGGGACCATCCCCCACGCGGCGCCCATGGCCAACGGGCGCAGCACGGGTGCGGTGGTGTCCTATCTGACGCGCAACAAGGAGGAATGAGATGGGCGGATCGTCGATCATCGGCGGCGGGGGCGGCGGCAAGGGCGCCGTGCAGGCCCCGCCCGCACCCGTGCCCCTGCCCGAGGAGCCGGGCAGCGGGGAGGACGCCAAGCGGATGCAGGAGGCCAGGCGCCGCGAGGCCGAACGCCTGCGGCGCCTGGCAGGGGCCACCGTGGCCACCGCCGAGGGCGGGGTGCTCGGCTCGGCACAGGTTGGCCGCAAAACACTGGGGTAGCCATGCAACAGCACACGACTCACGACGCCGCGCCCACCGCGCGGCAGGCCGGGCCCGGCCCCGGCGCCGCCCACGCGGCGGACGCCCGCGAGCTGGCCCGGACCACGCGCCAGCACTTCGAGGCCCTGCAACGGGCCCGCCAGCCCTTCGACTCCATCTGGGAGGAGGTGGCCGAGCACATGGGCCCGGCCTACGCGGGCTTCACCAGCGAGCCCGGGCACCCCCGGCGCCGCCGCGAGGACCTGGTGGACTCCACCGCCCGGCGCGCGGCGAACATCTTCGCCGCCGGGATGCTGGCCGGGGTTTCCTCGCCCTCGCAGCGCTGGTTCGCCCTGGGCCTGGAGGCCCGGGAGCTGATGGACCTGCCCGGGGCCCGGGCCTGGCTCCAGGAGGTGGAGGACCGCTTCTACGCGACCCTGGAGCGCTGCGGCTACTACCCGCAGCAGGCCCTGGGCTACCACCAGGCCGGGCTCTTCGGCTGGCAGTGCCTGTTCGTGGACGAAGACCCGGCGGTGCCGGACGCGGGCATCCGCTTCCGGGCCCTGCCCCTGCACGAGGTCTACATCGACGAGAACCACCAGGGCGAGGTGGACACCGTCATGCGCCGCTTCCGGCTCACGGCGCGCCAGGCCGCCGAGCGCTTCGGCGCCGAGCGCCTGTCGGGCGCCCTGCGCCGGGCCCTGGGCCAGCGCCGCGCCGAGGACCGCGAGGTGGAGTTCCTGCACGCCGTGACCCCGGCCCCGCGCCAGGGGCGTTGCGCGGGCGCCCGCCAGGGCCTGGCCTACCGCTCGGTCTACATGGAGCTGGCGGGCGGGCATGTACTGTCCGTGGGCGGCTACGCCGAGCTGCCCTATGTGGTCACCCGGGCCCACCGCCTGCCGGGCACGGCCTACAGCTACAGCCCCGGCACCGAGGCCCTGGCCGACGCCAAGATGATCAACGAGATGAAGCGGCTGATCCTGGAGGCCGGGCAGTTGGCCGTGGCCCCGCCGTATCTGGTGCCCGACGACGGCTTCGTGGGCCGCTTCAGCTTCGAGCCCCGGGCCATGAACTACTACCGCCGCGCCGAGGGCAACAGCCTGGCGGACTTCGGCCCGCTGGGCGTGGGCGGCGACCCGCGCTTCTCCTTCGACCTGCTGGCGGCCACCAGGCAGGACATCCACGAGGCCTTTTTCGTGGACCTGTTCCTGGCCGTGAGCCAGCGGGCGCGGACCGGGAGTACGCCCACGGCCCTGGAGGTGGCCGAGCTGACCGCCGAGCGCATGTTCCTGCTCGGGCCGCTCTTGGTGAACCAGCAGCGCGAGAACTTCCAGCGCCTGTTCGAGCGTCTGTTCCGGCTCATGTCGCGGCGCGGGGAGCTGCCGCCCGCGCCGCCGGAGCTGGCTGGGCAGGGGCTGCGCGTGGAGTACGTCAGCCCGCTGATGCTGGCCCAGCGCGAGGCCCAGGCGCGCTCGGTGCTGCGCACCTACGCGGAGATCGCGCCCATCGTCGCCGTGGCGCCCCAGGTGCTGGACCTGTTCCACCACGACGAGAACGTGCGCCGGATCATGGAGCAGCGCGGCTTTCCCCAGACCGGGGTGCGCACGCCCGACGAGGTGGCGGCCCTGCGCCAGGCGCGCGGGCTGGCGGCCCTGGCCGGAGAGCTGGGCGCGGCGGGGCTTCCCGTTGCCCCCGGGGGCGCGGTGGGCGCGCAGCCGGGCCCCGTGGCACCCCCGCAGGCCGCCCTTGCCCCCGGCGCCGGGGAGGTGGGCTGATGGACCTGGCGGCCATGAACGAACGCGAGCTGCACGGCCACGTCCACGCGGCCCTGGCCACGCCCTCGGGGCAGGTGCTGCGTGAGTTTTTGCGCACGCACTGCTTCATGCGCCCGGCCCCGGCGCCGGGGCCCTGGCAGGGCGGGGAGCAGGTGGAGTTCCGCTACGGCAGGATGACCCTGTTCCAGTTGGTGGAATATTTCGAGAACCCCGAGAATTTCAAAGCAAAGGAGTAGCAGGACCATGATGCAGGAAGCCTCGATTGCCCCCGCGGGCGGACACGGCGCAGAGACACCTTCCCCCTCTGCTCGACACTGGCTGGAGGAGGCCATTCCCGAAACCGAGGTCTGGGAGGCCGATGGCCGGGCCATGCCCCTGGCAGCGCACCCCGCGCTGCGCAAGTACGCCAGCATGCCGGACATGGCCCGGGCGCTGGTGGGCGCCCAGGCGCTCATCGGGCGCAAGACCGTGGGGCTCACGCCCCTGCCCGAGGGCGCCAGCGACGCCGAGCGCGCCCGCTTCGACGCCGAGCTGCGGCGCGTGCTGGGCGTACCCGCCGGGCCCGAGGGCTACGCCATCGCCCTGCCCGAGGGCCAGCAGGCCGACGCCCGGCTCCTGGACTGGTTCCGCGCGGCGGCCCACGAGCTGGGCCTCTCGCCCGCCCAGGCCCAGGGCCTGTCGGACCGCTACAACGAGCTGGGCGCGCGCACGGCGCGCGAGTTCGAGGCCCAGCGCGGGCGGCGGCGCGCCGAGACCCTGGGCGCCCTGGAGCAGCTGTGGGGCTCCGACGCCCAGGGCAACACGGAAATCGCCCGGCGGGGGTTCGAGGCCGTGGCGGGCCGCGCGGGGCTGGACCCCGCCGAGGTCCGGCGCATCCTCGACACCCACGGCGACGACCCGACCATGGTCCGCCTGTTCCACGAGATCGGGAAAGCCAATCAGGAGGACGGTTTCGTCGGCGGCAGCGGCGGTCCCCGCAGCCGCGACGGCGTCATGTCTCCGGAACGTTTCTTCGCCGAAGTCGTCTTCGGCGGCAAAGGAGAATAGCAGATGAGCACCGCTTCGACCCTGCGGGACCTGAGTGCCCGCTTCGCCACCCGCCAGCCCGACCAGGTGGACTGGCTGACCGAGGAGACCCCGGTCCTGGACGTGATCCCCTTCGAGGAGGCCTCCCACGCCCTGTGGAACGTCTACGACGAGGTGGCCGACGTGACCGGCGGCGGCTTCGTGGACATGGACGCGCCCCTGGGCAGCATCGACGTGGGCACCCGGCTGAAGAAGGTGGACCTGTCCATCCTCGGGGCGCGGATGTTCCTGCCCGAGGACAAGGCCAAGGCCATGGGCGGGCGCGACGCCTACTTCGCCAAGAAGCTGCCCAAGGCCCTGCGCAAGCTCGGCGTGGACGCCGAAAAGGCCATCGTCTACGGCAACCTGCGCAAATACGCCCTGGACGCCGGGCGGCTCATGGACGCCGGCGGCCAGGACGACAAGGGCTACAGCCTGCTGGCCGTGCGCTTCGTGCCCGGCGAGACCACGGGCCTGTATTCCAGCAACACCTTCCGCCAGGGCGGCATCCTCGACGTGCGCTCCGTGGGCGGCGGCACGCTCTACGAGGACGAGCGCGGCGTGCTGGGCTACGGCGTGCGCATCAAGGGCTACTTCGGCATCCAGATCGCCAACCCCGAGACCGTGGCGGCCCTGGTGAACATCACCCCCGACACCCCGCCCACGGCCATGCAGGTGGACAACCTGCTGGACATGGTCCGCGGCGGGGCGGGCACCTTCCTGTTCTGCCACCGCAAGGTCATGAGCATCCTGGCCGAGGCGGGCAAGGGCGCGGCCTTCCAGATGACCGCCTCCGAGCGCAACGTGGACCGGCGCATCGCCGAGTGGAACGGCGTGCCCATCGTCACCAGCTACAACTTCGCCGACGCCGCCGAGGCGACGGTGCCCGTCAATTAGGAGGACGCGCGAGCATGTACGACCATATCCTCAAGGTCCACGACGAATACCTGGCCAAGGCCCAGCCCCTGCCCCAGAACGCCAGCGCCGAGGGCAACGGCCGCGTGCTGGACTTCTCCGGGGGCCTGGGCTCCCAGGAGGTGGTGGCCCAGGCCGACACGCCCGTGACCCTGGCGGGCGGCGCCACCCTGAGCGTGACCCTGGAGCAGCGCGACGCGGGCGGCGCCTGGGAGCCCCTGGGCACCGTGTGCGCCCTGGCCGGGCCCCTGGCCCTGGAGGCCGGGGCGGTGCTGGGCCGCTTCATCCCGCCCAGCGACACCCGCGCCCAGACCCGCGCCCTGCTGGCCAGCACCGACCCCGCCGCCCAGGGCAGCCTGTCGGTGTATCCGCACTACCTGGCGCGCTAGCGGCGTAGCGCGGGCGGGGGGGCAGGCTCCCCCGCCCGCCCCGGGCCGCAACGCACACAACGGGCGGGGCACAGGCCCCGCCCCACCTCAACCCCGCAGGAGACAGCACATGGACACCCCGACCATCATGGACCAGCGCAAGCCCCTCGTCATCGCCCTGGACGCCGAAACCCTGCCCGCCCTGGGCCTGGCCCAGGCCCCCGAGCCCGGCGCGGCCTTCACCCTCACCGCCCAGGCCCGGGCCCACGACGCCTACCCCGGCGACGGGCAGGGCCCGGCCCAGGTGAGCTTCGAGCTGACCCCCGAGCGCCTGGAGCCGCGCGCGGCCCAGGCCGCCCCGGCGCCCCAGGCCCCGGCCCCGGCCGCCCCGGGCGCCGCCGCCCCGGCCCCCGGCGGGGCCGACGACGCCCAGAAGCGGCGCGAGGCGTTCTTCCGCAGCCTGTTCCAGGGGGACGACTAGGCCATGAGCGTGGAGATCCTCTCAAGCGCGCTCATTGAGCTGGGCGAGGACCGCATCGCCTCGGCGGACCAGGACACCGAGCGCGCCCGGCTGGCCCGGGCCGTGTACGAGGTGGAGCGCGACGCCCTGCTGGAGGAGCACCCCTGGAAGTTCGCCATCCGCCGCGTGGCCCTGGCCCGGCTGGCGGCGGCCCCGGCCTTCGGCTTCGCCCGGGCCTTCCGCCTGCCCGCCGACTGCCTGCACGTCATCGGCACCGAACCTGAGACGGCGTACGGCATCGAGGGCGGCAACCTGCTGTGCGACCTGGACGCCGTGGCCGTGCGCTATGTGCGCCGGGTGGAGAACCCCGCCGAGATGCCGCCGACCTTCCGCGTGGCCCTGGCCGCGCGGGTGGCCGTGCGCCTGGCGCGCAAGATCACCGGCTCCAGCGCCGAGAAGGAGCGCCTGGAAGCCCTGTACCGCGAGCGCCTGCGCACGGCCAAGGGCCGCGACGCCCGGGGCGGCGGCACCCCCGAGGCCAACCGGCCCGACCTGCTGCAACGGGCAAGGAGGTAGACCATGAGCGTTTCCGCATCGCCGATCATCAACGCCTTCACCGGCGGCGAGCTGTCGCCGCACCTGGACGGGCGCACGGACCACGAGAAGTACTACACCGGCTGCCGCAGGCTGGAGAACTTCATCCCCAGGCCCCACGGCAGCGTCTGCAAGCGGTCGGGAACGCGTTTCATCGCCCTGGCCGGGGCCCAGGGCAGCGCCGCACGTCTGGTGTCCTTCGACTTCAACGGCACCCAGAGCCAGAGCTACGTCATCGAGCTGGGCGACGGGTTCCTGCGTTTCTTCACCGGCGGGGGCGCCGTGCTCAAGACCGGCGCCCCCGCCTGGGAGGGCGCGGCGCCCTACGCCACGGGCGACTATGTGACCCACGGCGGGGCCGTGTACCGTTGCCTGGGGGCGCACACGGCGGACGGCGCCACCGAACCCGGCGCGGGCCCGGACTGGGCCGGGGCCTGGGTGGCCGATGCGGTCTACCGCATCCCCAGCCCCTGGGGCGCGGCGGCCCTGTGGGGTGTGAACCATGTGCAGAGCTGCGACGTGCTCTACCTGGCGCACCCCGACACGGCCCCGCGCAAGCTCGTGCGCCGCGCCCACGACCACTGGACCCTGGAGGAGCTGGACTACCGCATGCCCGGCCACGACCTCGCGGCCACGGCCCCGGGGGGCACGGCGCCCATCTGCGCCGTGGCGGGGGCCGCGCGCCTGGCGCTGCCCGCCGGGCGCAGTTTCGAGGTGGCGACCATCGTGCGCGCCCTGGACCCCCAAGGGGCCGAGGGCTGGTACATGTACAAGGGCGCCGGGGTCTTCCTGGCCGAGGGCGCGGCCCTGGAACTGGCCTTCACGGCCTCGCCGGACCACGGGAAGAACCAGATCGAGCCCATCCACGCGGGGAGCGTGCTGCAGGACCGGTTCTGGAAGCTCATGGCGCGTAACGACGCCATGCCCGAGGCCTTCGGGCCCGGGGAGGATGGCGGCTCAGCCCAGTGGCCCGCCGTGGTCGGGTTGTACGAGGACCGCCTGGTGCTGGGCGCCACCCGCTCCAGGCCGCTGACCCTGTGGATGTCGCGCACCGGGGCCCACGAGGATTTCCGCCTGAACACGGCCTCGTTCATCGACGGCGTGCAGGACCAGCCCCTGGACGACGACGCCATCGAGATCACCCTGTCGGGCTCGCGGGTCAACCCCATCCGCTGGATCGCCGACCAGGAGGAACTGCTGGTGGGCACCAACGCGGGCGAGCTGAAGGTCTGGTCCGGCCTGGAGGGCGAGGGCATGACCCCGGCCAAGGTCCAGCGCAAGCGCCAGAGCTCCCACGGCAGCGCGGCGGTGCAGCCCGAGCCGGTATCCGGCGCGGTGCTCTTCGTCTCGCGCAGCGGGCGCAAAGTGCGCGAAATGGCCTACGACATCACCAGCTACAAGTACGCCTCGCCGGAGCTGACGCTTCTGGCCGAGCACGTCACCGGGCCGGGCCTGCGCGACATGGCCTTCGCCCGCGAGCCCGACGGGGTGCTGTGGGCCGTGCGCCACGACGGGGTGCTGGCGGCCTGCACCTACCTGCGCGAGCAGGGCGTGGTGGCCTGGCACCGCCACCTGCTGGGCGGCGATGGCCGCTGCGAGAGCGTGGCCACCGTGCCCGGGCCCGAGGGCGACGAGGTCTGGATGCTGGTGCGCCGCGAGAGCGGGGCGGGGGGCGTATTGCACACCGTGGAGCGCCTGGACCCGGCCTTCGACGCCGGGGAGCGCCACGGCGCCCGGGCCCAGGACGCCGCCGGGGGCTTCTTCCTGGACTGCGGGCTGTCCAACTGCGCGCGGGTGGACGCCGTGGAGGTGGAGGCGGACACGGGCCGGGTGCGCGTGCGTGCCCAGGGCCTGGGCGCGTGCGACGGCGACCGGGTGCTTCTGGAGGGCCTGGCGGGGCTGGAAGGCCTGTGCGGCGTGGAGTGTACCGTGGGCGGGGCCGACCCGGAGCAGGGCAGCTTTGCGCTCCTGGTGGACGGGGCCTGGGTGGACGGCGCGTGCCTGCCCGCGCACCAGGGCGGGGGCCTCTGCTGGCGGCGCGTGCCCGCCGGGCTCCTGGGCGGGCTGGGGCACCTGGAGGGCCGCGAGGTGGCCGTGGTGCTCGACGGTGCGCTCCTGGGCGTCCAGCGCGTGCAGGGCGGGGCGGTGGCCCTGCCCCGGGCGGCCTGGAAGGTCCACGCCGGGCTGCCTTACAGCGCCGTGCTCCAGCCCATGCGCCTGGAGGCGGGCGGGGCGGGGGGCACCGCCCAGACCCGGCGCAAGCGCATCATGGGCGTCACCGTGCGCCTGCGCCAGACCGTGGGCGGGCGCGTCTGCCCGGGCGACGACGTGGCCGACAAGTACGAGCGCCTGCTGCCGCACACCGCGCCCGTGCGCGCGGGCATGGCCCCGCCGCTGCTGGACGGCGACCGCGAGGTGCGCCTGGCCAGCGGCTACGACCGCGACGGCCTGTTCACCATCCGCCAGGACGACCCGCTGCCCATGACCGTGGTCTGCTGCGTGCCGCAGGTGCAGGGGGAGGGCTGAGGATGCGCGTGGTGGCCTTCGAGGTGGCGCATGTGGAGCGCCTGGAGCTGCGCGCGGCCGACCGGCTGGGGTTCGCCGCGCGCGGGGGGCGCGCGGGGCTCCTGGCCCTGGCGCGGCTCTACCGGGCCAGCGGCCCGTGCTGGACGGTCCTGGCGGGCGACACGGTGGCGGCCTGCGGCGGGGTGGGCGTGCAGCCCGGGGCCACGGGCAACGCCTGGGCCCTGACCAGCCCGCTGGTGGAGGCCCATCCCGTGGCCACGGCGCGCCTGGCCCGGCGCTGCATCGAGGCTGCCGAGGCGGGCCTGGGGCTTTCGCGCATCCAGACCACGGTCCACGTGCGCCATGTGGCGCGCGCCAAATGGTTCGAATTTTTGGGGTTCACCCGCGAAGGCCTGCTGCGCAGGCTCGTGGGCGATGACGACTACCACCTTTACGCGAGGGTACGCTGATGGGCGCCGATCCCATTTCCGCAGGGCTTCTGGGTTTGAGCATTGCCAGCACCGTTGCCGGGGGCGTGAGCCAGGGCCGGCAGGCCTCGGCCCAGGCCCAGGCCGCCAATCGCCAGGCCGACGCGGCCCAGGCCGAGGCCGCGCGCCAGGCCGAGACGATCCGGCTCCAGACCGCCCAGGAGCGCCAGCGCGCCGGGGCGGAGCTGCGCCGCCAGCTGGCGGCCGCGCGGGTGGGCGCCGTGGGCGCGGGCATCGACGCCGGGTCGGGCTCGGCGCTGGAGGTGCTCGGCAGCGCGGCGGCCCTGGGCGCCCTGGACCTGGCGCACATCGACTACGCGGGCGGGCTGCGCGTGGCCCAGGCCCTGCAACGCGGCCAGCAGGCCGCCTACGGCTACTCCGACTCGGCCAGCGCCGCCCGGGCCCGGCGCGGCGACGCCCTGCTGCGCACGGGTCTGGGCCTGGGCGGTACCGTGCTGGGCCAGGGCGCGCGCGGCTGGTAG